CCGAAGACGGGGAAACCGCGTTCGACGTGCTCAACCGCTGGGTGGATGGCCTCGGCACCCAGCGACACACCATCTACTTTCTCGCGCGCACGACACTCACACTCACCAGTGGGTTGGCCAGTTACACGATTGGCCCAGGCGCAAACATCCCTATGGCACGCCCACTCTGGATTGACCATGCGGGCCTGATCCTCGACACGGGCGCTGCGACCCCAGTTGAGGCGCCGATTAAGGTGTTCAGCGACGACGAATACGAGGCGTGGCCGCAGAAGACGTTTCAGAGCACCTACGCTCAAGGTATCTGGTACGACCACAACTGGTCTGCTGGCCTCGGGCGCGTCTATCCGCTGCCGATCCCAAATGTCGGGACTACGCAACTCGTGCTCTACACGCCGACCGCGCTCACGGAGTTTGCAGACTTGAGCACGGTCTACACCTTCCCGCCGGGCTATCGGCGGGCGATTGTCTACAACCTCGCGATGGAGCTTTCCGCGCACTATCCAGGGGCCACGCCACCGCAGAATCTTGCGATGCTGGCGAAGACAAGCCTGGATGACATCAAGCGAGGCAATTTCAGGCCATCACATGTCGTCATCGACGGCGCCTTGACACGTCGCGTCGGAACACTGTCAAGGATGCGCTTCACGAGCGGAGAGTTCTGACGCGATGAGATGGCCTCGCTTCGCCGGCCCAACGATGCTAGCAAGCCAGAGCCTGCTGGCCTCACCGGAACGCTGTGTAAATCTTTACAGTCAGCGTGTCGGCCAGGAATACAAGCTCTATCCAACACCCGGCCTAGCGACGTTCCGTTCAGCTCCGGAGAGCCCAGGGCGCGGCATCTTCAGCCACACCATCAACGGGACGGAACGGTGCTTCGCCACGATTGGCCCGACCGAATACGAAGTCAATGCGGACGGGACAACGACCAGCCGCGGGACCGTGGCCGTGGACGGAAACCCATCAACGCACTGCACAAACGGTGATGCTGGAGACCAGCTCTTTATTACCTCCGGCGATACCGGCTACATCCTAAATTTGAATACCAACGTGCTGACGTCGGTCGTCTCAGACGTGACGATGGGCGGCTACATGGACGAGCGCTTCCTTGCGCTCGACGGCGTGACGTCCACGCTGAAGATTTCAAATGCCCTGGACGGTACCACGTGGGACGGGACGCAAATCGCCCAGCGGTCGACAGCCTCGGACCCGTGGAAGGCGATGCTGGTCAAGTATCCGCGCATCTTTCTGATTGGCGACTTCACAGGCGACGTGTGGTACAACGCCGGCAACTCCCCGTTTCCGTTCGCGCCTATCACGGGCGTGCAGATTCCGTATGGGATTGCCGCGCCCTTCTCGTTGAAACGTTGCGGGGCCGCCATTATGTGGCTGACCCACAACAAAAACGGGGATGGGCAGGTCGTGGAGGCACTCGGCTACAACCCAACGGTCGTCAGCACCGAACCAGTCGAGCAGGCAATCAGTAAGTACTCGCGCATCAATGATGCGGTCGGGTGGAGCTATCAGGACCAGGGCCACGACTTCTATGTATTGAACTTCCCATCTGCCAACGCGACGTGGGTCTACGACCGCACGGAAGGCATGTGGCACGAACGAGCGTCGTGGGACGGGACCATGTTTACCGCGTGGGGGCCGCAGTATCACACGCACGTGTTCAACCGGCACCTCGTATTGCATGCGGGCAATGGGACGACCTACCGGATGGCGAGCGATCTCTACACCGATGCGGACGGCGATGTCCTGCGGCGGATGCGTATCCCGCCGATTCTCGCAGACGAGCAGAAGCGGCTCTTTGTCGACCGGCTGCAGTTGCATCTCGAGCCTGGCCTTGGCTTGACCAGCGGGCAGGGCAGCGACCCGAGCGTGTTGATGCGGATGTCGAAGACAGGCGGAAAGATTTGGGGGAATCAGCGCACGCGTTCCGCTGGTGTGCAAGGGGCCTACGGTCAGCGGGTGATCTGGAACAACTGCGGAAGCGGTCGCAACATGGTGCCTGAGCTCGTGGCCACCGATCCGGTAGCGTGGCGGTGGTTGGATCTCATCGCTGATGTGAGAAGGGCGGCTGCGTGAGTGCCGAATACCTCACCATTTCCGCACGATGCGCCAGTCTCACCGGAAACCGTCGACCGCAACACGGGTCGCAAGGTGCGCAGTCCGTATTTCAGCCAAGAAATCGTCGATTGGCTGATCGAGCAGCAGCAGCGGACCGACGACACGCCGGAACAACTGGCGACCGTGTCGCTCTCAGCGCAGGGCGCGGACATCGCCGCGACGCCGGTGCCGATGCCCGATCTGACGGCCGGTCTATACCGCGTCAGCTATTTCGTGCGCGTGACGCGGGCGGCGACCACCTCGAGCGAGATTCAGATCGTGATCGGCTGGACGGATGGCAGCGTAGCCCTCACGAGTGCGGGAACGAACCTGACCGGCAACACCACCAGCACATTCGAGCAACGCACGCTCTTGCTGGCGATCGATGCGAACGCGGCGATAACTTATGAAGCGATCTATACCTCGGTTGGTGCAACCGCAATGCTGTTCAAGCTCGAAATAGTCGTGGAGAAACTGCCTGATTAGCAATGACTACTGAAGAACTTCAGCGATTCACGGCAAAGGTGGACAAGCGCGATGCCGGTGGTTGTTGGATGTGGACAGGCTGCACGGATAAGCGGACTGGGTATGGAGCCATGCGGTATCGGCGGCAGACCAGAAAGCCACACCGGATTGCTTACGAGCACTGGGTAGGTCCGATCCAGGGCGGAAAGGAACTCGACCACCTGTGCAGCAATCGGGCATGCGTGAACCCTGCCCATTTGGAGGTGGTCACGCACGCCGAGAACGTGATGCGGACGGTCCGTCGCGGTCGATACAACAACACGCGAGCGACCGCGCTTCGCATGCGGCAGGCGTGCGACAAAGGCCATCCATTTGATGTCGCGAATACTTACGTCTCTAAGGACGGGAGTAGGCACTGCCGTGTGTGTAACGCCGAGTATCAAAAGGAACGCAGGCGCAGGCTTCGGAGCGAGGCCGCATAGATGGCGAGCAGCCAACAGATCAACGCGTGGAACGAGCAATGGAGATCGAGCCCGCAGTATCGCTCCATTCTCGCCAGCGTGGGGATCAACCCGAATAGCCCATTTCGCCTCAGCGATCAGCAGCGCAAACAGGTCCAGCGCACGATCCAGCAGCAGATGGGCGTGCAGTTCCCGAAAGGCGTCGAGATCGACCCAGCCGGGAACATGAACGAAAACGAGGGCTTCGGGAAGCAGGCCAAGAAGTGGGGACCGGTCGTCGGGGGCGCTGCTTTGGCGGCGTTCGGCATCCCCGGTGTCATGCCTGGCTTGATCGGCGGCGCCGGCGGTGCGGCCGGAGCGATGCCTGCAGCGTGGGGGTTCGAGACAGCAGGTCTGACAGGCCCCGGCGCGGCCGGGATGTTGGGCACCGGCACCGCGGCCGGGACAGGAGCAGCCGTGAAGGGTGGTCTCTTTTCAACGCTGGGCAAGTTCTTCGGCTCGCCAGGCGGAGCGCAACTCACGGACTTGGCTGGCAATCTCGTCGGCGCGGGCCTCCAGAGTCGTGCGGCGAACCGAGGCATGGATCTCCAGAGCCAATACAACCAGCAGGCCTTGGAGTTCCTGAAGCAGCAGGACGCTCGTGATTACGCGGAATATCTGAAAGAGCGCGAGCGCATGTGGGGCCTCGAGAACGAAGACCGCACGCGCGCGGAAGAGGACCGGCAGTTGCGGCTGTTGCGGGAGCGGGAGCGCGAAGGGCGGCTAACGCCATTCAGGCAGGGCGCAGAGCGCGGGTATCAGACGCTTTCGAGCTTGCTCTTCAACCCCAATCAACCGATGGCGCAGACGGCACCGGTGAGCAGGGCCACGACACGTCGGTCACTCGCTGATCTTGTGAGGTAGAGACCAAATGGCGAGACGTAACCTTGAACTTGAGCCGGATCAGGATCCTCGTGACCCGTGGGGGCGAGAACTCGGCGATCCCGAGTACGGAATGCCGCCTGGAGAGCCAGATCTGCCGATACTGGGCGGGACACCGTACGGCGATCCGATTGATGCCTCGTTGCCGCCGACTGGTGGAACGCCACCTCCGCCACCACCAGGGCCGGGGCCTCGGATTGACCCGGAGCCGAGAGGGACGCCGTCCTTTGACCTCGGGCCGCTCCTGCAAGGGTATCCTGGCTCGTTCCAAGCACCAGCGTATGGTCAGGCATTCCGGAACCTCTCCGACTTGCTCGGACCCGTGCCAGAGTTCTCGGCACCGCAACTGCCAACGATTGCGCCGTTCGAGTATCAGTCGTTCACGCCGACGAGAGGCGAAGACGTCTTCAGCGATCCGAGCTTCGGCTTCAGGAAAGATATCGGCCAAGACGCGCTGATGAACTCTCGGGCCGCGCAAGGGCTCGCACGCACGGGCGGGACACTCAAGGACCTGCTGGCCTACAACCAGAACTTCGCCTCGCAGGAGTTCGGCAACGTCGACCAGCGGCGCCGGCAGACCTACGACACGAACCGCGGCAACGCGTTCCAGAACTGGCAGGCGAATCGGGGCACTGCGTTCGACCTCTACGATCGTGGCTTCGAAGGCGCGCGCGCCGAGTTCGAGCCGCAATTGTACGGGTGGAGGACGAAAGCCGATCTCGGGACACGGGCCGAAGAGAAGGCACAGAACGACGCGTACACCCAGTTCCTAGACGACTACAAAATGTGGCGGAACCAGCAAAGCGACGTCTTCGATCGCCTGAAGTGGGCGTCGGAATTCGGCGCGGACGTGTCGGACTGATGCCCTATCAATCTCGGCACGCCGGTCGTCTGGCCGATCTCCTGATGCAGCAAGGCGACATCGCCGCGCAGCGTGCGCAGCAGTCTGGCGATATGTGGGCGGGCGTCGCGCGTGGGCTGGGGAGCATTCCGGCCGGCATTCAAGCGCGCCGAGCGGCGGAGCAGGAGGCTTTTGAGCGGCAACAGGATCGCGTCCTCAAGAGACGCGACGTTGAGAGTCAGATCGGGGCACGAGAAGCCCAGATCGCGAAGCAGATTCAGGAGACGCAAACAGAAGAAGAAGCGCGACGGACGGCTGGATGGACGCGAGCGACTATCGGCGTGCTGTCTGAGTACGCGCAGATGTCGCCTGAGGAACAGCGCACGGCGTGGCCCGCGGTGCAGAGCCGATTGGCGTCGGAAGGCGGGTGGGAGCCCGAGCAGATTCCTAAGCAGCCCATGCCGACCGGATGGGTGAAGGGGCAACTGCTCAAGTTCATGCCGGTTGACAAGGCCTACGGGCTGCTGTTTCCGGAACAGAAGGCGCCAGAGCCGTTCACGCTGAGTCCTGGACAGACGCGATTCGACCCAAGCGGCGCGCCGATCGCGAACGTCGAGCCAAAGCCGGAACCAGTGAAGCCGGACACGAGGAGTTTGCCACTTCAGGCCAATGAAGCGCTGCGGCGAGGGGATAGGGACGAGTACTCCCGCATCATGCGCGTGCTCAGAGACGAAGCGGCGGCGACTCGTGCGCCGCAGACGACATCTGACGATCCTGGTCCGCTCGAAACCATCATCGGGCCAGACGGGAAGCCGATTCGCGTGCCCAGGAGCCAGGCGATAGGCAAAGCTCCGGCCTCGGGCACGGAAAAAGCCTCAAGCGGCGTGCAGAAACGCGTCCTGAACTTTTTTAACCGCGCGCAGCAGGCCGATGTCGATCTGGAAGGGATGGAGCCGCAGATTCAGGAGATTGGCCTTGCCGGACAAACATGGCAGGCACTCGCGCCGAACTTCCTGCAGACGCAACTCGGCCAGCAATACACCGCCGCGCAGCGTGCCTTCACGGAAGCGCGACTCCGGAAAGACTCTGGCGCCGCCATCCCGGAGCAGGAATTCGCGAACGACCGTCAGACCTACTTCGTGCAGCCAGGGGATTCCAAGGAGACGCTTGAACAGAAGCGCCGCGCGCGCGCCGCGATGCTGGCCTCGCTGGCTTTTGAGTCAGGACAGGCACTCGGTGAATACGTCGGGGACGCCGATGAGGCACGCAAGATTGTGGAGGGCTACAAGTCTCGAGCTAAGAAGGCGGGCGGGCGGACGCGCGTGATCGGCCCGAACGGCGAAACGGGCACCGTGCCGGCAGGGACAGCGCTTCCGCCTGGCTGGAATGAGGCCAAGTAATGGCGCAGATGCCGGCCGGTTTTGTGCCTGATAGCTTCGAGCCAGATCAGCCCAGTCCAACGCCTGCTCCAACCGTGTTCGGAATGACGATGAAGCCCGGCCCCGAGGCCGATGCGATTGCGTCTGCCGAGGTCATGGGTCAGCCGCTCGTGCCGCCGGTTGGGCGTCTGCTGCAGACCATCGGTGGCAAGGCCGTCGCGGGTGCGAAGTATTACTCCGCTGCGGCCAAGGCCGCGACGACGCAAGCGACGCCCGTGCTGAAATACGAGGCGGCGAGGCTGGCGCTTGAGGGTATGGGCGTTCCGGGGCCGGTCGCCGCGCCAATCGCGATGGTCGTCTCCGGCTATAAGCGTGGCGCACGAGCACCTGCGGCGACTCCAGCGCCAGCTCCGGCCGCTCCAGCGCCGCGCGTGCCTGCCCAGGCCACAGGCACGGCGTGGGGCCATGTGCCGCCGGCTAGCGTTGCGCCTTCCGCGCCTCGCGTGTCACCAGCCGCATCGACTCCCGCAGTTCCAGCGTCTCCAGCCGCGACAAGTGCGCCTGTATCTGGTTCAGCACCTGCCGCGGCACCGCGATGGAGTCCTCAGCGGATTCGCAATGAGGTGGGTCTGGCGGAGAAGCGGGCTGGTCTGAAGCTGACGGAGTCTCAGCGAGAGCAGGCGGATCGCTTGGTCGCGCAGGGGCAGACTCCGCAGGACGCCGTTCGAGCGATGGCAGGACCGGCCCCACCAGCCCCCACGACCACATCAGCGGCTCGAGCTCTACCTCCCCAGCCTGCGCGGCTGAAGCTGAATGCTCAGGAGTCAAAGGAATACGTCCGGTTGCGGCAGGCCGGGAAGACGCACAACGAAGCCGCGGAGGCCATCGAAGCGCAGCGCGCATTCGCGCAGCAGTTTGGGACGCCATCAGTTGCAGACGTGCGGAAAGCTGTTGCCGAAAGGAATGTGACAGGCCGGTGGAAGAAATGACGATGCCGCAGATGAGACCGGCGAGAAACGCAAGGGCGAGCACTAAAGGGAAAGGATAGCACATGCCAGCTGCGGTCATGCCGGCGTTTCGGATCCAATGGACTGACAACAATAGCGATCCGCTTTCGAGTGGTTCTCTCGAATTTTTTGATAGTGGCACCTCCACGCCGAGAGCCGTCTTTTCGGACACGGATCTCACCGTCAGCGCCGGCACCATCGTCACGCTCAACAGCGCAGGATTTGCGCAGGTATCGGGCTCGGAAGTCACCCTCTACCTCAGCCCAGTGGCGTATCGAGTCGTCGTCAAGAACAGCGCCGGCACGACCCTCAGGACTGCGGACGGAGTCTACGCCCTTCAGGCGGCCAGCTCCGTCAATCTGGATATTGCGGATGCCGTGGCTGGCGAAACGCTGTCCGCTAATGATCTGGTGTACCTCTCAGACGGGTCTGGCGCTCGCACAGCGGGGCGGTGGTATCGGGCTGACGCGGACACGTTCGCGTTTTCGCTTCACGTCTCGCTCGGGTTCGCGACTGCAGCGATTGCCTCCGGGGCGACCGGCACGGTGCGCATTGGCGGCGTGCTGACAGGGCTTTCGGGCTTGTCGGCTGGATCGACCTACTACGTCAGCGGCACAGCGGCGGCCATCACGTCCACGGCCCCAACGAACGCTCGGCCGGTTGGCATGGCGGTCTCTGCGTCCGTACTGGTGATCGACTTCTCGCCGATGTGGATTGACCCGATGGCGTTCACGTGCGACGGGCGCATCACGTTGACCACGGCCGTGGCGGTCACCACCGCAGACGTCACCGCAGCCACGACGCTCTACTTCACGCCGTACAAGGGCAACCGGCTGGCGCTGTTCGACGGGTCCCGCTGGAAGCTCTTTGCCTTCACCGAACTGTCGATTGCGGTGCCGGCGACGACCAGCACGATGTACGACGTCTTCGTCTACGACAACGCCGGCACGCTGACGCTGGAGCTCACGGCGTGGACGAACGACACGACGCGGGCCACCGCGATCACGCTACAGAACGGCGTCTATGTCAGGTCTGCCGCCACGACGCGGCGCTATCTCGGCTCGTTCCGAACGACGACGGTCTCCGGCCAGACCGAAGACAGCCTGGCTCGGCGGTTTGTGTGGAACTACTACAACCGCGTGCCTCGGGTGCTACGCCGACTGGAGACCACAGCTACGTGGACCTATACCACGGCCACGATTCGACAAGCGAACGGAGCGGCAGCCAATCAGGTAGATGTCGTGGTGGGCGTAGCTGGCGAAGCCTATCTTGAGGCCATGCTCTATGTTGACTCGTACAACGCATCTGCGGGCATAGCGCGGTCGGCCGGGTTCGGCGAGGACAGCACCACTGCGTATATGGCGACACAAATCGCCAGCGGTATCACGGCCGGATATCCTGCGACCACTGATTTTGCGCACGTCGCGGCGATACGGCACTATCCAGCGATAGGACGGCATTTCTATGCGTGGCTGGAAGACAGCACGGCCACAGGCACAACGACGTGGGCCGCAACGAACTCTGGCGTGTCGTTCCTGCAAGCGGGTATTGTCGGCAGCATAGACGGCTAAGTCGATGGCGAATGTCGCAGCGCGACTCGATCGGGTACTCCGCACGGCTGGTATCGCCATTGTCGGCGTGTCAATTGGCGACGACGGCGATAGGCGCACATGGAAGACATCGCCAGTGACGTTACAGATAGAAGCGCAGCCGCACATCGACGCGTTCGATCCAGACGATCCGGCTCACGAAACGGCCGAACTCGACGCGGCCGTCAAGGCGTCCGTGGATGCCGAGCGCCTGATTAGCGCCGTGGTCTGGACGATCATCGACACGTTCGCGGCGCCGGCCACGGTAGCCAAGTACCAAGCCGCGAGAACGAAGATCATCAACGCCTACAAATTGAGGCCGTGGCAGGCATAGTGGAAACCATGGGGCAGGAAGTCAACGCGCTGGCGGTCATGGCCGACACCTTTGTGCGACTGGTGATGGTGGAGACCGTTAAGGTCATGGTCTGGTTGCCGGCGTACGTCGGGTTGGTGTGGTTCCACGTGTGGTTGACGAATCGACGGGGGTGACGAGTCTATGGCGGAACCACGAATCCAGTGGTCGGTCCTGTCCACGATTGGTATCTGGATTGTCTCTGCTCTCTTGGCCTGGGGCGTGGTGCAGACCCGCGTCGCCGTGCTCGAGGAGCGCGTCGACCAGATCCGCGCTGATCTCGTGGAGCTCAAAGCAGACGTCAAAACGCTTTTGCGGAGGGGGCAGTGACGGCCGAGGCTCGATTGGCGCTCCGCCGGCAAATCAAGGCGCACGAGGGGACCGGGCCTGTGCGATTGGGGCGCCTCCTTCCCTACCGCTGTCCGGCGGGCAAGCTGTCCATCGGTTACGGCCGCAACATTCAAGACATCGGCCTGAGTCGCGTTGAAGCTGAATTTCTGCTCGACAACGACATCGACTCGATTGAGCGCAGTCTGACGTCGCATCTGCCGTGGTTCGCCGCACTCGATGACGTGCGGAAGGGCGCGCTGATCAACATGGGGTTCATGGGGATCATCTCGCTGCTCGGATTCAAAAAGATGCTCAGCGCATTGGAGCGTGGCGACTATGCGACAGCAGCGCGTGAGGCGCTTGATTCGAAGTGGGCGACCGACGTCGGGCCGCGGCGTTCTGGTGATGTGGCGCGGATGCTGGAGACCGGCGAGGCGTGAGATGGCCAGCGAGCCGCCACGCCGCCAGTTACCGGTGTGGTTAGAAGAGAGCGATTTCTCTCAGGCGACTGGGTACTGGGCGCACGAAGTCACGACTGGAGTGGAACGGTTGGATCTGTTGGTGAAACACCCATTCGGGCCGCAGGACCGGATGATGGCTATCGCCGTGCGTCGCGATCGGCACGGCAAGGCGGTGCCGGTGGGTATGGCGCTGGACCCACGGCACTACGAGGCGAACGAACACGAGGATGGGAGCTGAGCAATGTTCAACTTCAAGCTATGGGGACGTGGAATTATCGCCGCACTGATCGGCGGCGCCACAACGGGCGCCATCGACGCGCTCAGCAATGGAGATCTCAAAGGCGCCGGTAAGACAGCGGCGGTCGGCGCGCTCGTTGGCGCGCTACTCTACCTGAAATCTCACCCTGTTCCACCTGAACCAAGCGAGCCTGCGAAGTAAATGGAGCCACACTGGGAAATGCTCGACTTCGGTCCGCGCGTCTGGTGGTGGGTGTTGGTCCTGCTCGTGATTGGGTGGGC